GCATACAAATGCCTGGTGGCGTAATGCTCAATGGACAACAGATTTATGACGAAGCTGTAACCGAGATTAAAGACCTAGAAGAATCTATGCACCAGATGAATGTGTTGCCTGGAGATATGTTTCTAGGCTAATATGTCGATTAACCCACACTTTAATTTTTTCCCAAATGATCATGTCACCAATGAGCAACTGCTTGTTGAGGATTTGGTCATTGAGACGCTGGGCATTCATGGCATGCCCGTGTATTATTTGCCTCGCACGGATCGTAGTAACACCACCCTTGGAATAGATACTCTTTACGGCGAAGATCCCACCAAGCAATATGTCACCGCCCATGCGATAGAGATGTATTTGGAGAACACTACCGCCATGGAGGGTGAGGGTGACTTTATCTCCAAATTTGGTTTGGAAATTCGTGATGAAGTGGGTCTGTTAGTTTCGCGTCGTCGATTCAAAACAAATGTACCAAATATGACTCGCCCGCGCGAGGGTGACTTGGTGTATGTGCCGTTAGTGCAAAACTTTTTTGAAATCACTCATGTTGAACATGAAAACAATCAAGCCATGATGTATACGTTGGGGCGTGGGCGTGGCGGAAATGTCTATGTCTATAGCTTACGTCTGAAACAATTTGTCTTTTCAGATGAAATCATTGAAACAGGGATTGATGAAATCGACGATCAAATTCTTGATCAGTATCGTGGGACCAATTTCGTGGTGGCTGTTGGTGGATCGGGAACCTTTGATTCCAGCAATACTGAAATCATTTATCAGGGTGCGAATCTCGCATCCGCAACTGTGCAAGCAATTGTACGCAAGTGGACTCCAAGCACTCGCACGATTGATGCCATTCGTGTTCAGGGAACGTTTACCTCTAATGTCTTGATTCGTGGTGCAAGCAGTAATGCTGCCTGGACGTTAACCTCAACAGACACAAATACGCCGTTGGAACTCGCCACTGAAGATGTCATTGATAATAAACTCATTCAGCAAGAAGCGGACAGTATCATTGACTTTTCGGAGACGAATCCGTTTAGTGAAGGTTCGTTCTAATGTTTACCCATTTCTATCATCGGCTCATACGCAAGTATGTGGTCATCTTTGGAACACTTTTTAATGGACTCTATCTGACACGGTATACGCAAGATCGTACACAAAAAGAAACATTTAAGGTGCCGCTGGCGTATGGTCCTAAAGAAAGATGGTTGACACGAATTCAATCAGATCCCAACTTGACGAAATCGGTTATGGTCACTGTGCCGCGACTATCGTTTGAGATTGATCGTATCACCTATGATCCCGAACGAAAACAACAGAATGCTTTGAGATTTCATGGACCACCAGCAGCAAACAATTCAGTAAAAGGTCTCTATACCGGTGCTCCCTACAATATTGACTTTACACTGAATTTCTATGCGCGTAATATTGAAGATGGCACTCAAATCGCAGAACAAATTTTGCCCTATTTTCAGCCCGACTTTATCGTAAGTGCTACATTAGTGCCCGACATGGAGTTAAAACGCGATATTCCCATTCACCTTACGGGGGTGAGTCAAACCATTGACTATGAGGGTCCTGCTGGGGCTGGTAGCACACGATTGATTATTTGGCAATTTAACTTTACTCTTAAGGGATACTTCTTTGGACCTTCAGCGAATACGGGTATCATTATGGGGGATGCTTCAAACAGTGGCAATACGGGTGGCGTGATTGCCAATCTCTATAATGATTCGCGCAATCTTGAGGCACAGATTGTCTATGTTACGCATATCAGCACTCAAGACTTTATTGAAGGTGAGACGGTCCGTTCTCATCGGCACACTACATCTAATGTTCACTCGCATGCCAGTTCTGCTGGCTTTGCAACTGCAGTGGGAACAGTGCTTGCTTGGGACCGCCCACGAACAAAACTCACACTTGTAGGGGGAAGTCGTGCCGATGTTTTTAATGTTCATGATGTTATTATTGGCGATACCTCGCATGCAAGCGCGACAGCGAACACCACAGAGGTCAGTATAATTAAAACAGCTATTATTAAAATACAACAAGATCCTCTATCAGCGAACGCAAGCAGTGACTTTGGTTATTCTGAACAATTAACTGAGTTTCCTGATACACTATGACGGATGATACTATAGCAGAAATTTTAGACAGAACGGCTCTGTCGCCCGTTCCACCATCAGTCACGGTGCCAGCACCAGTAGCCACCGATGGCACTCAGACGAATGATGCAACGTATGCGCGTGAGAATATCCGCGCACTGATTGATGCAGGTATTCCGACGCTTCAGAATCTCATTCGAATTGCGAATGATTCACAACATCCTCGTGCTTATGAGGTCGCAACTCAGTTAATGAAAACCATGTCGGATTTGAATAAAGACTTAATGGAGATCCATAAGAAAGAAATGGAACTCTCAGAGAAAACTGCACCCACAGAGAATGCACCCATTCAAGTGAAAAATGCGGTGTTTGTGGGAACCACGAAAGAACTGCGGGACCATCTCAAATCATGAGCGAATCATATCTTAATAATCCTAATCTGAAATGTGTAGGAGTTCCTGTGGCTTTCACACGGGAACAAGTTGAGGAATATCAACGCTGCGCGGCGGATTGTGAATACTTCATTAGCACGTATGTAAAAATTGTTCATGTAGATCGCGGGCTCATTGCTTTTGATTTGTTTGAATTTCAAAAACACATCATCAACTCGTTTGTGAAAGAGAACAAAGTGATTGTGCGACTTCCTCGTCAGATGGGGAAAACCACTACTACCGCTGCGTTCTTTCTGTGGTATATTTTGTTTCATGATAATAAGGTCTGTGCTATTTTAGCAAACAAAGCAGCAATCGCGCGAGAAATTCTGTCACGTATTAAATTGTCTTATGAACATTTGCCGCTTTGGCTTCAACAGGGTGTCGTCGAATGGAACAAAGGTTCTATTGCCTTAGAGAACGGATCACGAGTCTTAGCAGCTGCAACCAGTTCATCTGGTATTCGTGGGTATTCTTTGAGTTTGGTGTTTTTAGACGAATTTGCGCATGTACACAATAATATCGCCGATGAGTTTTTTACTTCAATATTCCCCACAATTTCGTCTGGTAAAGAAACCAAGATTCTCATCGCGTCTACCCCCAATGGATTGAATCACTTTTATAAGTTCTGGATAGATGCAGAAGAAAAGCGAAACGGATTTCTACCACTCGCGTTTCCATGGCAATCACACCCAGAACGAGATCATGATTGGATGGAAAAGCAATTACAAGTTTTGGGGGATGTGAAATTTAGACAGGAAGTGCTGTGTGACTTCTTGGGGTCATCGGATACTCTGATCGCTGGATCGGTATTATCCAAGCTTGTTTATCATGTTCCCATACGTAAAGAACAACACCTAAATATCTATGAAGATCCAATTGAGGGGCACACCTATATCATTACGTGTGATGTGTCTCATGGATTAGATCAAGATGCGTCGGCGTTTAGCGTGTTTGACATTACGGCGATGCCGTATCGTCAAGTTGCCAAGTATCAAAATGCAACGATTCCTCCGTTGTTATTGCCGACGATTATTTCTACCGTGGGGACGAACTATAATCGAGCATTTATTCTAATCGAATTGAATGATGTTGGAACTCAAGTAGCTGAATCGCTTCATCATGATTTGGAATATGAAAATCTGTTTCGAACAGAAGGCTTTCTACAAAATGGCACAAAAGTTTCTTCGGGATTCAAACGACGAGTGTTAATGGGATTACGCATGACAGAGCCAGTTAAACGAATTGGGTGTTCTAACCTTAAAACTCTTATTGAACGGGAAAAACTTCTTATTCATGATTTTGAGACTATTTCAGAACTATCTACGTTTACCCAACAAGGTAACACTTATAAAGCGGATGAGGGGTATCATGACGATATCGTAATGACTTTGGTGCTATTTGGATGGCTAGCTTCACAGAGATATTTTCGAGATAATCATAATACCGACATTCGAAGAACGCTGGAAAGTGAAAATGAGAACACAGACTGGCTGTCATTTGGATTTCGCGGACACGAAGAGCACATCGAAGATGAACCAGAGGTTATTGATGAAGATTTGTGGATTCCAGTCGGTAAAACCGTTCACGATGTGCTAGAAGACAAATATAGTAATTTATAAATATGATATAGCGACTATGGCGCAAGTTTTGACGTATTACCACGATTTTGCATAACACAAGGAGTCTCCTATGGCATTCATGTTGTCACCAGGCGTAACGGTTTCTGAAGTCGATTTAACAACCGTCATTCCTGCTGTTGCCACGACTGGTGGCGCATTTGCAGGTAATTTTCAGTGGGGTCCTATTGGGGAGCGTATTCTTATAGATTCCGAAACTCGTCTTGTTGAGCGATTTGGCGAACCTAATGCTAATACCTATTCGTATTTCTTTAGTGCTGCAAACTTTCTCGCGTATGGCAATAACCTTCGAGTGGTTCGGGCTGCCAACACTGCGACACGGAATGCGACAGCCAACAGCGCAGCTGCGGTCCTCATTAAAACTGAAGACCTCTATGAAGCTGATTATCTTGATGGATCGGGAACGTTTGGAATGTGGGCAGCTCGGTATGGCGGCAGTCTCGGAAACAATATTAAAGTTTCCATTTGCCCGTCAGCGAATGCCTTTTCGTCCAATCTAACGGCGCAGATTAATTCTACAGCCAACGCAGCTAGTGTGGGCGATACTACTATTGACGTCACAGTCAATCCAACCAGCTATCTCTCCGTCAATGACTTGGTCAAATTCGGTGCCAATGAGTATATCAAAGTCAGCGCGGTGAACTCTGGCAATGTCGTATTGTCTGGCGCATTGACTGCAGCAATCACTGCTGGCACTTCATTTCTACGGAAATGGGAATATGCTGATGAGTTTGATAGCGCGCCCGGCACTTCTGAGTACGCAGCCGATTTGGGTGGATCCATTGATGAAGTCCATGTCATCGTCGTCGATGAAGATGGCGGAATCTCTGGAGTTCCTGAGACTGTTCTTGAGAAATACCCATTTGTTTCTAAAGGCTCTGACGTTAAGGATGAGGGTGGCACAGCACTTTATTACCCAGAAGTTATTTTCAGAAAATCCAAGTGGATCTATTGGGGCGATCACGACACCAGCGGCACCAATTGGGGCACCACTGCGGCTGGGAAAACATTTACTAATGTCTACAAGCCCAATTACGCGTCACTGGGTGGCGGTGTTGATGCAACGATGACGAATGGTGATTTGATTAGCGCCTATGATCAGTTTGCCAATGCGGATATTGTTGATATTTCGTTGGTTGTCGGTGGTCCCGCGAATCAGACAGTCGCTACACATCTGATTTCTAACATTGTTGAAACACGTAAGGATTGCGTGTTATTCCTCTCACCGCTCTATGCTGATGTGGTGGACAATGCGGGGAGTGAAACAACTGCTATCATTGCGTATCGCAATCTGTTAACGTCTACTTCCTATGCCTTTTTAGATTCTGCTTGGAAGTATCAGTATGACAAGTACAACGATGTTTATCGTTGGATTCCGGTCAACGGCGATACCGCTGGGCTGTGTGTTAGAACTGATAATACTCGCGATCCGTGGTTCTCGCCAGCAGGGTTCAATCGCGGCACTCTTAAGAACGTTATTAAGTTGTCCTGGACGCCAACACAAACGGAACGGGACGAACTCTATAAGAATGGCATTAATCCAGTGACTACATTCCCAGGTGAAGGGTCACTGCTGTTTGGCGATAAGACTCTCCAGAGTAAACCCAGCGCATTTGATCGAATCAATGTGCGTCGGTTGTTTATTGTGTTGGAGAAAGCCATTTCTCGCGCAGCCAAGTATTCGCTGTTTGAGTACAATGATGAATTTACTCGCGCGCAGTTCGTGGCATTGGTGGAACCTTTCCTCCGTGACGTGCAAGGTCGTCGCGGTATCTTTGATTTCCGTGTTGTCTGCGACGGCAGCAACAATACACCAGAGATCATTGATCGTAATGAGTTTATCGGAGACATTTATGTTAAACCTGCTCGCAGCATCAATTTCATTAAGTTGAACTTTGTGGCTGTGAGAACGGGTGTGGCGTTTGAGGAAGTGGTTGGGAAGTTTTAAAGCACCACTAAATACTGATACGAACTAAGGAGAACTTATATGCCATTTAATGTAGCAGATTTTAGATCACAGTTTGTTGCGGACGGTGCACGTCCCAACTTGTTTCAAATGGAAATGCAGTTTCCAACAATCTTCGGAGTCGCTGGCGACTCAGGGAGAAAGTTGACATTTATGTGTAAGACTGCCGCATTGCCTGGGTCCACGATTGGCACGGTAGCTTTGCAGTATTTTGGTCGTGAAGTGAAACTGGCGGGGAATCGTACCTTCGCTGATTTTACAATCACGGTTCTGAACGATGAAGATTTTATCGTTCGGAAAGCGTTTGAAAAATGGATGGGTGGTCTCAATACTCATTCAACCAATCTTCGCCTGTCTGGTGCGACAGGATCAGTCTCCTATACTTCTGATCCAATTGTTACACAGTATGGCAAGGCTGGTAATATCATTAAGTCTTACAAATTGATCGGTGCCTTCCCCACGGATCTCGCGCAGATTGATTTGGACTGGGGTTCCAACGATGCGGTGGAAGAATACTCAGTAACTCTGTCGTATCAGTATTGGCAGACACTGGGTGAAAATTCACCGTTGACGGTCTAGTTATGATGACAGTGCGGGGGAGTTCGCTCCCCCGCTTTATTATTATTTTGTGATGGAGTAATTACCCCATGCCAATTTCATTGTTTGGGTTCACGCTCGGCAAAAAAGAATCAGTTCAAGTTCAACCAGACGATAAACCCGCGCTGGTTCTCCCGCAATCCGCCATTGAAGATGGCGCAGTCACTATTACGCAGGGTGCGTATTATGGCACCTATGTAGACTTAGAAGGATCAGTCCGCAACGAACTTGAATTAGTGACGCGGTATCGCGAAATGTCGCTTCATCCAGAATGCGCCATGGCGATTGATGATATTATCACTGAATCAATCTCGCAAGATACAGACAATCAAATTGTCAAAATCAATCTCGAACAACTCAAACAACCAGATACCATCAAAAAGAAAATCGAAGCAGAATTTGAAGAAATTCTTCATCTGCTAAATTTCAAGAATATTGCTGAAGAATTGTTTCGTCGTTGGTATGTGGATGGGCGAGTCTACTTTCATGTGATGGTGAACGAGGACAATCCCAAACAGGGCATTCAAGAGCTGCGATTTATTGACCCGCGAAAGATTCGGAAAGTTCGTGAAGTTCTCAAGCAGCGTGATCCGCGCACGGGAGTTGATACGATTGCTGCGGTGTCTGAATACTATGTGTTCAATGAACGCGGCATGACTGCGCAGAATTATACTGCATCAACGAATCAGGGCACTCGCATTGCTACCGATTCTATTGTCTATGTGCCGTCGGGCATGTTAGATGCCAAATCCGTCATGGTGATTTCACATCTTCATAAAGCCATCAAGCCGCTGAATCAATTGCGCATGATTGAAGACGCGGTGGTCATTTATCGGTTGTCTCGCGCACCAGAACGTCGAATTTTCTATATTGATGTTGGCAATCTTCCCAAACTCAAAGCGGAACAGTACGTTCATGATATCATGGTCAAATACCGCAATAAGTTGGTGTATGACGCCAGCACAGGAGAAATTCGTGATGAACGAAAGCATCTGAGTATGCTGGAAGATTTTTGGCTTCCTCGGCGCGAAGGATCTAAAGGCACTGAAATCACGACGCTGCCAGCTGGACAAAATCTTGGGCAATTGGATGATGTCATTTATTTCCGCAAAAAGCTCTATCAATCTCTCAATGTGCCAATGTCTCGGTTGGATGATCAGACAGGTGGTGGATTGGCGGGATTGGGTCGTGCAGCAGAAGTCACCCGCGATGAAATTAAATTCTTTAAGTTTATTCAACGGCTTCGTCGAAAGTTTTCACAGATATTTGATGATGCTTTGCGAGTACAATTATCCATTAAGGGGATTTGTTCTATTGAAGAATGGGATCAAATCAAACAAAACATTACTTACGATTTCATGTCTGACAATCACTACTACGAATTACGTGAAGCTGATCTGACTCAGAATCGTGTCGCCCTTGCTGCTCAAGTGGATCCCTTTGTTGGCAAGTATTACTCTCAAGCTTGGGTAAAACGTCATATTCTGCGAATGACTGAAGACGAAATGGAAGAGATGCAGAGCGAGTTGGAACAAGAACAGACGCAAACTCAAGAAACGTCATCATCGGAGCCTGCTGCGACGCCAGGTGAAGAACCTTCGGCACCTCCTGCACAGTCCGCTGCGCCGGAACCTCCTGCGAAGCCAGAACCCCCTGCAGCACCCGTGGCGACGAAATCCTTGACGCCAGATTTAGACGCGGCCGTGAGTGCAGCGAAGAAAAAAGTATAAATAATATGAGAGGTGTTTATGTCTAATATTAGCGATTTGATTCAGTCAGTGGCAACGGATAAATTGACAGACGCAACGGGTTCTGTACATGAGTTGCTAGGGCAACGTGTGTTGGACGCTTTGGATACACGTAAGCAAGAAATCGCGTCAGCGTTGTTTCAGCAAGAGGTTAAACCAACTGTTGAGCCAACTGAGGGGGCATGAAATCTTTCAGTGATTTGAAACGACAACTGAACGAAGCCGTTTCACCCGAACAGCAACGGTTTGATGCGTTGGTGCGCGCAGGGTTGATGGATAAAACTCTGTTGCCCAAACTTCATCGTGTAATGGATAAGTTGCATCAAGAGAAACCGATGTCTGTGCAAGAACGACAATTGGTGTTTGATTTGGTAAAACAATTAACACAGATTGTTAGTAGCAATATGGGCGTCTTTCAAAAAGTACGGCAAGCGGTAAGAGAAGAACAGATTCAGGAAATTGCTGATTCTGCTGATTCTCCTATTGCATTACTTAATAAAGAACCGCCGATGTTAATCATTCTTCGTCGAAAAGCAATTCGTATGTATCCGCATGATACTAAAGTAGCATTGTATTATAGTGACAAATTAAATCGATACTTTACGGTTCCTTTTCAAGATACGGAGTCGCCCAAATAAAATGAATCAATTGATTGCACAAATTATGACAGAGCGATTTCAAGACGCTCGTGCAACGATTGTAGAGCGATTAAATACGATTCGTGATATTCGTTGTGTGCAGATGAAAATGATGATCGGAGATACACTGGGGGAATCGCACGAGACAACAGAACTATTGACAGAAGGTGATGTGTTACGTCGCGGACGAATTAATCTTATTCGTCGGCGCATTCGAAGAGGTAAATTACAGCGCAATATTAGACGATCTGCGATTAAAGGATTTACACTGAAACGAGGGAAACTGACGCGAATTCCAGCAGCAGCGCGAATACGAATGCGGTTAAAAGCACGTAGGGCAGCAATTAAGCGTCGTTCAAAATTACAGCAATCGCTACGAAAACGAAGAATTAGTTTGCGGAAAAGAAAGGCAATGGGTATCCACTAATGAGACTGAAAATATTATCCAACGAAGTCACACTAAGTTCATCGGCAAACACCACTGTTAGTGGTGCTACCTTATTGCGATTAGTTAATACTCATGCCAGCACCCAACATGTTATTACGATTGCGAATGGTGCCGGCACCACAACTGGCAATGTGACTATTCTAGCAGCTTCTGAAATGCTTTTAGAAAAAGATCGAACGGAAACAGTACAGGTTGATGCAGGAACGAATGTTAAAGCTGTTCCTGTCGCCTACAACCACTAAAGGTTATCCATGAAACTACTCAAAGAGTTTTATTCAGGTTCTGATACAGAAGTCTTGGTGGAAAAGTCTGATACAGGCAATAAGAATTATTACATCAAGGGCGTCTTTATGCAAGCGGAAGCAAAAAACCGCAATGGGCGAGTTTACCCCAAACCGATTCTAGAGAATGAATTGACACGCTATCAGCAGTTAATCAGTGAAAAGCGGTCTTTGGGTGAACTGGGGCATCCAGACACTCCTACCATCAATCTGGATAAAGTTTCTCATCTCATCACAGAGTTACATTTTGATGGGAATAATATCTACGGAAAAGCGAAAATTCTGCCGACTCCTAATGGCGAAATTACGAAGAGTTTTATCAATGAGGGTATCAAGCTGGGCGTCTCGTCACGTGGAATCGGGTCTTTACAGACGATTGACGGGATCAATCAAGTACAGGAAGATTTCAAATTGTCCACGGTAGATATTGTTGCAGATCCCTCAGCCCCTGATGCTTGGGTGTCGGGCATTATGGAGGCACGTGAATGGATCTATATTGATGGTAAGTTCATGGAACAACAGATTGAGCATGTTCAGAAAACAATCAGAAAGGCATCACGAAAAGACGTAGAACGAGTCGCCGCAGAGCTATTTGAGTCGTTTTTGAAAAACTTATAAATTATAAATAGTAATACCAACAGAGGAGATTCATATGTCGAAAAATTTAATGGAAGCTGCCGCAGATATTTTAAGTCGTAGCAAAGCCGCTGCGCCTGGTGCCCCTATGCAAAAGCCAGACGGCGAAGTAGAGGATTTGGGTGGGGTGACACCTACTGATCCTGCTCGTCGCGAGGGTGACGGGTCAGCGAAGAATGTCAAGCCAGGTAAACCTGCCTCTGTTGGAGCTATGCCAATGGAAAAGGTTAAGGGCGAAGTGGATGTCGTTAAAGAAAACAAGCATGACGACGAGCATGACGACGAGCATGACGATGACGAGCATGAAGATGATGAGCATGAAGATGAGGAAAAGGATGAGAAGAAAAAGGAAGTGAACGAAGAGGACAAGAAGGAAGACGAGGAAGACGAGGACGAGGACGAGAAGAAAGAGAAAGAAGAGAAGGAAGAGAAAGAGGCTATGAAGGAAGACGTAAAAGCCATTCTATCTTCTGAAAAGAATTTGTCCGAAGACTTCCGTTCCAAAATCGCCACGATTTATGAAACTCGTGTAAACGATAAGGTTCAGCATAAAGTCAAGAAGATTGAGGAGAAGCTAGAAGCCAAGTATGCGGCAGAGTTGACTGAAGCCGTTCAGCAGCTTGAAGCTCAGTTGGTGGAAAAGATCGATGGGTTCCTCAATTATGCTGTGGAAGAGTGGATGGAACAGAATCAGGTCGCCATTGAGAATGGGTTGCGGTCAGAGTTGACAGAAGAGTTTATCGCTGGTCTCCGCAATCTCTTTGCCGAGCATTATATCAGTGTTCCAGAAGAGAAGATTGAATTGGTAAATGAACTGGTTGAAAAAGTAGAGTCATTGGAAACACAACTCAATGAAACCGTTGCACGGAACATTGAGATGAAGAAATCACTTCAAGAATCCAAGAAACAGGACATTGTCGATACAGTCTGTGAAGGTCTTACACAGACACAAACTGAAAAAATTCGGTCGCTCGTAGAGAGTGCCGAGTACACCTCAGACGGTGATTTTCAGAAGACGGTTGAGACCATCCGTGATAACTATTTCCCAAAGACAACAAAAACAGCTTCGGCTGAAATGTTGTCTGAACAGGCAGAAGTTGCTGAACAGCCCGAAATCACTGATTCACGGATGAAGGCGTATGTACAGGCAATTTCGAAGACTTTACCGAAGTAACGTAAACAGTTTAATTTAACCAAGGAGTACCACATGTTTCTATCAGAGAATCTTGAGAAGAAGTGGGGCGCGGTTCTGGATCATCCAGACCTCCCCAAAATTAAGGATCCGTATCGCCGTGCGGTGACTGCTGTTATTCTGGACAATCAGGAAACAGCGATCCGCAAGGAATCGCAGATCCTCAGCGAAGCGTCTCCTGCTAACGCCACTGGTGGTGGGTTGACAGGTGGGTCTGCTGCTGGTGGTCCAATGGCAGGGTTTGATCCGATTCTCATTTCGTTGGTGCGTCGTTCGCTTCCGAACCTCATTGCCTACGATGTGTGCGGCGTTCAGCCAATGTCGGGTCCAACTGGGCTCATCTTCGCGATGCGGTCCACATATACGACAGCTAACGTGACAGCCGGTGCGGCAGAAGCCTTCTACAATGAAGCGGATACTGATTTCGGTGGCACAGGGACACACGCTGACATTGCTCTCGCAGCCAATACTGCGCTGGGCAGCACAAACGTGTTCGCGACATCCATGACGACAGGCACTGGTATGACAACATCGGC